GCAGTGCTACTTGTTGGGACGTTCCAACTAAGGTTAATAGTGTTATAACCAATAGAAGCAGAGGTAAAAGGCTCAGCACTGTAGGCAACGCTAAAGTTGCTAGTACCGTAAACTCCTGTTCCATAATAGGAAACGCCATAAATTGCCATTTGTTATCCAAAAATTCCAAGAACTAGGGCATTGTTAATATCATTGGAAGTAATTGCAGACGCATATAAAGATCCATTAGCTGAAATGGAAGCAACTACTGTTCCAGAACTATTTGTCCAGTTTTGCAGGTTTGCAGTCTGACCAGACGCACCAGTAACAGTTAAACCGACATTTGAAGCCGATGAATTAGTAATAACGTCTCCACCAGTTCGGTGCACGTACTGCGTGTGAACGTCTTGAACAATACCCTGCTCAATATTTGCTAAGCGAGCAGTTAATGATGGGTAAGTAAACGCTGTTGGGTTATAAACTGGGTTAGATCCTGTTGGATTTGCATATGTGGTAACAGATGTTCCTGGGGTTAAGCCAACAACGCTTTCAATTGCCATAACTTCATTTTGAATGTTATTAATATCGGCAGCGTAAATGGTTTCAGTGTTGTCTACCTTGGTAGTAAACGGAAATACGGATCCTGGGTATGTGGCTGTCATTTATTTATCCTTTACGAGTTGATTCCGCCAGTAGAGACGATATTTAAGGTTCCAGTTTGTGGAATTTCATTTACAGCAAAACTTAGGTCGCCAACACCACTTTGCAGGGAGGCGTCCGCGCGTACAAGTAGCCCAATATTTGAAGAATACACACCGTCTACTGCTGATAAGACCGCATAAATATCATGAACTGTGATCTTGTCATTAAACGTCACATTATCAAAAGCAAGAAGGCTTTGAAGCGCTGCCGTAACACTAGTAACAATAGATGAGTTTCTGTATTGTGGGAGCGCCTGTACGATTACAGTAATATTTACGCCAACAAACGTAGGTGGCTGTAAAGTAATAGACACATTTGGAGGAGTTTTTCCTGTAAAGAATGTATTTAATTTAGTTCCTAGGTTTGTAAACGCGGTACTCACGTTTCCATAAGCGTCTAAACCAGTGTCACCATTTGGCGCAATAAAAAGGTTGATACTTGAATAAACCGATCCCGAGGCACTAGCCTTTGCAACACCTGATACCTGAACAGCAAGAGCTGCATAATCGTTGAGTGTCACAGCCCGGTTAACTGCGCTTGTTGCAAGGGGAGCGTTAACTCGAATAGAGTCTGTGGACTCGGCATCTGCGCCACCTGTTGCCGCTGCTGGGTTAGTTACTGTCACACCAGAAATTGGTGAAATAAAGTTTGTAATTGTTGCAGCATTTACGTTACCAAAAGAACCACCGCCATAACGGTAGGTAACAAGGATACTTGAGTTTGCTGGAGGGACTCTACCGCTTACGCCATCACCAAATACAACGCTTGTTACACCATTAGCATCTACTGTAGTTGTAAACGCGGGGTCTGTTCCCGCCGATTCAAGGAGGTATTGAACGTAGTTATACTGCGTCCCACTAACATTTACGTTAATACTTCCTTCAATAACTGGTTGATTCAGTAAAGAGTACGTTTGATCAGCGGTTCCGTCAGATGGCCCGATAGATTCGTTGTATGCAGTTTGACCCTGCACCGCGGTAACTGAGGCTGATCCAGAAACAATGGTCACACCATCGCCAGCATATGTCGCTGCTGGAATAACCACATCAGAAGAGGTCTCAAAAACTACTTCCGTGTTAGAACCATTAACAATTGCTGTACTAGATATTTGAGTTCCCAACGGGATATCAACGGCAGAAAAGGTACTATTTGTAAAATACAAAGTGGTAGACGCTGGGTTCGTATTTGTTGGCGTATACCCAAGCATTTTGGCAATGGCAAGTACGCTAGTTCTTTGGCTTGCCGTGCTAATAAACGCCTCGTTTGCTGCACGGTCAATATAAAAGTTTAATACGTCGCCCATATGAGCAAAAACCTCAAGGATGGCAATAGCCAAATCTGCTGGGTCTCTGGTTGTTAGATTTGGGGCAAAGATAGGGATCAACGCGTAGAGATCATCGCGAATTGCTGGGTAATCGCGCGAGGTAAAGTCTACTTGCGGGATGTAATTAGCCATTACTGGATCTCCTGAATCAGCGTGCCAGATCGAGTAAACGATCCAACTTTAAGCGTTACTTGGTCATTTACTTTTGTTGGAAGTTTATAGTCTACCGTTATTATAAGAACCATATCGTCTGTATTCACAGTATCCATTTTTGTATCTACATGGATCAAAGTAAGGTCAGTTAAAAATGTAGCGAAAGCTGCGGTCACCGCTTCGGTTGCCCTGATTAAGGCATCGCTCTCGTTATCAAATACAAGATTTGGAATCTCTGTCCCAAACGTTGGGCGCTGGACGCGTGTTCCTACAGGAGTCATTAAGGTAGCAATGACTCGATCCATAACTTGCTTTCGTTCATTGTCAGTGACGTTTGTTCCGCCACCAGAGTTAACTGCAAACGGTAAAGAGAATGCAACACCCATTAGAAAACCCCTAACCAGACGGGATGATTTGGATCTCCGCCTTCAAACATAACCCAAACTCCTTGTTTGAGATCCGGAACAGTTCTATGTGGTGTGTGCTCGTATGTATTAGCCGCATCGTTGTACGCTTGCCCTGACGCAGAGTTCCATTTTTTAGACGGGGTTGCCGTAGTTTGATGTGGATGCTTAAGAGTTCCTGCCCCAGCTTTTGCAACTACCGTTAATGCGGGAATTGAATGCGTATGAGACGGGCTTCCACCAGAGCCTGTATTAGAAACTGATGTTGTAAGCAACGCCGCTACGTCAGAGGCTAAGTGTGCTACATGGTCAGGGTGATTAGAGTTGTTAGTTACTGGAAGACATGGGTAAGCCCAATCAGTAACGGCCTGTCCCAAAACTTGAGGTACTTGTAACTTAATTCTATTTTTAAGTAAAGGATCATTATTTTCTTGACAAATCCCGCGGTAGATACCATAAAAAAGTTTAGATGTATCCATTGGCTTTTAGTCTCCTAACTACCGACGCGGGCCTAGAATTTACAACCGTTGTAGTGTTTAAACTTCCAGACGGATTAGTCCATTTGCTTGCCACTACAGCCTGACTTGCATTAACAGCAGACCCAGCGTTTCTATTCATAACTTTACCAAAACCAACTGAAGAATTTTTAGAGGGGCTAGGAATTCCTTGCTTAAGCTGGTTAACTGGTTTAATAGAAGTTTGACGAACCCCAGGAACAATGTTCCTAGCAACCATATTTGTAAAAACGCCACCTTGGTTTGCGGTTTTTCCTAATGAATCTGATCCCAGTTGCAAAATAGTTGTGTATTGCTGAACGTTGTAGGCTGTAGAAATAAGTTTGTGTTGAACGCCTAGGACAACCCAATAGCCCGAGTAATCTTTTCCAACACCATCCATGTAGACAGGTTGATCGGGAGAAAGGTTTGGGGTTCCAATAACTTCGGCTTCTGCACGGTAGGCAAACCTAGTTCTTTCATCTACAGCCTCAGCCTCAGACTTTGCCATAGCAATATCAGACGCGACGGTGTTATGAGCAAAAGCATCAAAAAATTCTGGTTGAAACCGGGGACGAAGCGGTGTCTTTCTAGCTTGGTTGGTTACTTGAATAACCTTTGCTGTGTTTCTATCTACACCGCTTACAGCAGTCGCTGCTTTCATTTCCCCCGCTTGATCTAGGGATTCACCAGCAATAAGTTTAAAAGAGTAAAGGGTAGATCCTGCAGGGTTAGACTGAGAGCGCATATTAAACGTTGGGGCTGTTATTTTATTTTGATTAAACTGTGTAGTTACAGGTTGAAAATGAATAGTTGTATTTTCTACACGGAGTGAATAGCCCGTATGATGAGCCAACTTTTTTAAAAAGTCCCATGCACTAACTCCAGCGTGAGCAATCTGAGGGAACACCCGAGGATGAGGTACTGTGTTCCAAGCAAAGTTAAAATCCTTAGCAATGCTCTGTACAATTTGATCCGCGGTACCATTTTTGTAAACTTTTTGTGAAGGCTGTTTTAACGCATAAGAAGCACTAATAAAAAATACATCGGTGTAGTTTAAACCCGGTGCAAAGTTGTGCTCTATATGGTGAACATAACCTACAAATTCCTTAGAAGATGTACGGTCTTTAAAAACTAATTTCATAGGTGAGCCCGGTCGAATGCTGTCATAGGCGGTGTTCCAGTCACGAAAACGAACACGCGCATAGTCATGCTTAAAGCGCTCTTGAAAAAGATCAACTTCGGCTACACGGGAGGCTGGCATATCCGAAGAAGGAAAGTTAACGGTAAAATAATTAGCTGCTGACACTTGGAATCCTCAGTACCGTTCCAGCAGGTATGTTGCTTGGGTCTTTTACCTCAGGGTTTGCTTCCATGATGTACCACCAAAGGTCCGGTCGATGGTAAAACTGGTGGGATACAAGATCAATTCGATCTCCAAAAACCCATGTATATTCTCGATATGAAATCTTTCCAATTGGTTGAAACTCATAGAAAACAACTGGGTTCTCGTTTCCGCCTTCAGTAACAGAAAAGAAGTCTACTGTGGAGTACTCATATCTAGATCCTTGATAAATAGTCATCGTAACTCCTTATTTTGTTGGAATAACGTTAGAGGTATTTCCGTTAGCAACGGAAGCAG